GCAAATCACTCATCTTTGATCTCCATGGGGAACATGTGGCTGTTGGAGAAGACTAAGCGATTCTGATGCCAAGAATCTCTTCCAACAAGCTCTCCTGGGGACTCGTGCCTCAAGATAATTGGCACCACCCAGTTGTCGTATCCTGCTTCATAAGCTCGCAGGGTGTATTCAAGGTCGTAGAAATCCCACTCTCCCTTGAACTGTGCTGGCTTCTTCATGCTGATGTTCTTGAGGACCTTTGCCTTTACTGCCATGAACAATCCATCAAGAACAAGAACCTTTGCTTGCAGGCGTCCGAAGTAGGTGGGATACATTTCACTTCTACTTGGACCGTGGAATGAGAAACCTCTGAGCTTGTTTTCTGGCTGCCACCATACACATTGCTTAGAGAGTTTAGCAGCCCCGGCAGGTCCAACAAAACCTGCATTTTTCACTCCGGTTGCACGGATGATTTCTGCCTTGAACTCTTCGGGACTCATAATTATATCAATGTCGTCATGACAGAATATAATTATATCGTCGTCTTCAGCATTTAAAGCTTTGAAGTTATTTTCATACGCTTCAAATATTGATTTCTCATTAATTAGCAATTTAACCTCAATATCTACGCTAGATAAATATGAGACTAAACGTTGAGCCGTCTTGCTGAGGGTGGACGATCTTGTTGGAATGAAAGCATATATCTTCATGGCACTATTATAGCGATATGGATAATAAAATAGTAGAAGAATTTAAGAGATGTGCGAGTGATCCTGTGTATTTCATCTCAAAATACATAAAAGTTGTCCACCCGGTCTTCGGTTTGGTCAACTTTAAGCTCTACCCATGCCAGGAGAGGATCGTTCAGGATGTCAAGAGCCACAGATTCAACATACTTCGCAAATTTAGACAAGCGGGTTGCACCACTCTGGGTTGTGCTTATGCTCTGTGGTTTGTTATCTTCAACGCTCACAAGACGGTGGCTATCCTATCAAAAGGCGAGCGAGAAGCAACAGAATTCTTGGAAAGAATTTTAATCATGTATGATGAGCTACCGGAGATGTTCAAAGTTCCGGTCAAAGAGAAGAATAAGCATACGCTACGCTTATCAAATGGCTCTGTTATCCGGTCTAGAGCTTCTGGTAAGCAATCCGGTCGTTCAATCGCAGGTTCTTTACTAATTTTGGACGAGGCTGCATTCATTGAACACATTGACACCATTTGGGCCGCAGTTTACCCAATCATCTCAACTGGTGGTAGTGTGTTTGCGTTGTCTACAGTAAACGGTGTTGGTAACTGGTTCCACACAAAATATACTGAGGCCATGGAAGGTCTTAATGAATTTAACGTCATTGACATTAACTGGGCGGACCACCCTGAATATAAGCGTCAGGAGGGCTTTGAGACGCTCTACGATCGCATGAAACAAAGATCGCCCCCAATAGACGTAGATATGTGGGAAACGATTACACGCAAGAATATAGGCTATAAAGAGTGGCTTCAGGAATACGAGTGTGAGTTCCTTGGAACTGGTGATACCTATATTGATGGTGAAGTTCTGAAACAGGTCAACGAAGACATCGACGAAAAGTATGAAAATCGTTATTGGAAGACTTTACGAGTTTGGAAACAGCCTCATCCTCACTACGATTACTTAATTTCAGTTGACGTGGCTCTCGGTCGTAAGGCTGATTACTCAGCTTTCCACGTCTTTAATTTATATGATGGTGAGCAGGTGGCAACTTATTACTCAAACTCAACTCCCATCAACGAATTTGCAAAAATGATCAAGACAGTTGGCCTTATGTATAATGAGGCTTATGTTGCAGTTGAAAGGAATAATATTGGATCTAATTTATTAGCAAATCTTCAAGAAGTCTTTGAATATGGCAATATTATGTCCGACAGTAGAGGCGAATTGGGTTTCCAGATAACTAGCAGCTTTAGAGAAAGTATTTTGGCTATAATGGAAGAGTATATTCGCCTTCGTAAAGTTAAACTTAATTGTGATCGAACCGTAAGAGAACTAAATACTTTTATCGTAACCGAATCAGGAAGAGTTCAGGCTGACGTTGGACAACACGATGATTTAGTTATGTCTCTAGCTCTTGCTTGTTACGTTATGGAAAAAGAATTAGGCGACATGCTTCTGTCTCATGAACGTCAAGTAAATCACAATGATATATTAGCAAAAGAAGTGTTCTTAACAGGATTACTTAAACTAAATGATAAAAATCAATTTAGAGAGGAAATGAAATGGCTGCTGAAAGATTAAACGAAAGTGAAGGATACACGTCATTTGGGGGATCTCCCACGAGACAAGGCAATACTCCAATATCTACAGGCGTATTCTCCAGATTCTTCTCACGGTTCTTTGCTCGACGGGCAAAACCTGCATTAGCACAACAGTTAGAGCAGCCAGTAGAAACTGATCCATTAACACAAAAACCATTACAGACTTTCATAGGGACTAGAGATACCGGTGATGCTGTTATTAATAGAGAAGTAGGTTCTCTATATGCAGGTGGTCTTCAGAAAGGTATTCCGCTACTAATAGAGCAAGAACTTAATAGAAAACAGCGATACCGTGAATACGAGATCATGGATGAGTATCCAGAGATCGGAGCTGCATTTGATATCTACGCTGATGATAGCACCCAAAAGTCTTTAAAAGGTGAACGATGGGAAGTTAAGACCGACTCTAATCTACTAAAAAAGGCAGTCGATGACTTATTTGATGAACTAAGAATGGATGATTACTTATGGGATATTATTAGAAACACCTGTAAGTATGGAGACTGTTTTATCGAACTTGTCCCAGATTTAATGAATCCAGAAGAAGGTATCAAGAAGATTAAGATTCTAGACCCTAAGTTTATTTTCCGTATCGAGAATCATTATGGTCAACTAATCGGTTTCGCACAACAAATCCCTGTCAAGGCTCAATGGAACACCGGAGGCTACCAAGGAGACACTCTTACTGGTGCCGAATTTATTATGCTTGATAAGGATCAGATTATTCACTTCCGTCTAGCTAACTCAGATCCTGCTTTCTATCCATACGGTAAATCAATTGCAGCTTTATCTCGTCAGACGTTTAGAAGTCTGAAGCTCATGGAAGACGCAATGCTTATTTACCGCCTCTCGCGCGCACCCGAGCGTAGAATCTTCTATGTAGACGTTGGAAATCTATCTTCAAGCAAGGCTTACGACTTCATTGAGAAAATGAAGCAAGCATTCAAGAAAGAAAAGTATTACAGCCAAACTACAGGAAACATTGACGGTCGATACAACCCATTGGCTCCAGATGAAGATTTCTGGGTGCCTATCGCTGGTTCTAAATCTAGCACTAAGATTGATACGTTACCGGGGGCTCAAAATTTAGGAGATGTTGATGACGTTCAATACTTCCGTGATAAGTTGTTAGCTTCTCTCAAGATTCCAAAAGACTACATCGTCGAGAAAGATAAATCTCCTGAGCGTAAGGCTAACCTCGCACAACTTGATACCAAGTTTGCTCGTGTCATTGTGCGTGTCCAGAGAAGCATTGAGATCGGTCTAGAAGCTCTTGCAGCACGTCACCTTAAGATTAAGGGTTTCCCTCGAACCCTAATTAAACAGCTTCGTGTGAACCTTCCTGAGCCTTCTGACATGTATATCAAGCGTCGTTTGGACGTTGATGAACAAAAGGCTCGTGTTGTTCAAGCTGTTCTTGGTTTACAACTATTCCCCAAAGAAAAGATCTATAAAGATTATTATAATCTTACTGACGATGAGATCAAGGATATTGAGGAAAAGGTTGAAAAAGAAAACGAGGAAATGATGGCAGCACAGCAAGAACAAATGGCTGCTATGGCTCCTCCAGGTGCTCCCCCAGGTGCGCCCCCACCCGCTCCAGGTCCCGCACCTATGGATTCAGCAGAGAATATGCCCCCTACAGCACAACCTCAGCAAGAAAGAGTTGATACGTTAAATAAGCTAAAAGTTAAGCTTCTAAAAGAAGGCAAGACCGAGTTAGCAGAAAAACTTGAGAATAGAATTAACGAAATTCTCGAAAGTTAAGTTTAAATATTATATATACTTATAAATTGGAGTAAAGTTATGTTAACAAATCCTTTCGGTAGAAAGAGCAATAAAGTCCAAAAGATCCTGAAGTTAGGAGATCAGCTTTCTCTTTCTCTACGTGAAAACGTTGAATTAATTGATTCTGATGAATCATTAATTACTTTTGTAACTGAGTCTGGTCACGTTATTGAAGGTGAACTCGATTTTGATACGCTTGAGTATACAAATATTAATGTCACTACCACAGAAATTTTTGAGGATAGTGAGTCCTTCGATCAAGCAATCAATACGAAGATCAATAGTGTTCTAAATTCACTACTAGAAGATAACCGAAGGGAAGCTAGTGGTAAGTTCAACAGTATTCTTCATTTATGGGAAGCTCGCTCCAAGTATGATCGTGTAATTGAAAGATTGAACGAGCGTAAAGAGCGTTACAACCTTTATGCCAGCATCGTAGAGAGCGAACAATTTAGTGTTCTTGATGAACTTAAGCCTCAACTAATCAAGTTCTTAACTGAAAACAGTGCAGAGCTTAAGAACATCAAAGAGATTATAAACTCAGTTAAACTATCAAATACGATATCAACTGCATTTAACCTTCCTCAGATTACTCCAGAAGATCTTCACGAGGGAAGTTTTAGCATTACAGATCGTCGATTTGATTCAGTTTACGATGTTGTTTGCCGCCAAGAACTAATTAAGAAAGACCTCATGGAGAACAAGAAGTCTTTCAATTCTCTTTGGTTAAACTCAAATGAGGTAAATACGCT